CGCGCCGTAATCGCCCTTCACGGCGAGGGAAATATTACCCTTGCCACCGGGGAACGACTTGCTTGACCCCTCGGCCCACTTCAGGAGGGGCTTCGCCTGGATCGACTGTTTGAAGGTGTCTCCCTTGTTGTAATAATAGTCCAAGGCGGCATTCGCGATGTTAGCTAGTTCACCGGCTGTGAAAGCCATTTACGTGGTCCCTGGGGGATCACGACGCGCGCCTCATGTTCGACATGGCCAGAAGGACGGCGTCCTTCATGCTCGTCGGCTCGGGCATCGCGCCGTGGGATGTGCCGTTGATGCCGGACGGGGCGGGCCGGGTTGGTCGCGGGGCTGGTCGCAGCCGCGCGAACTCGCCGGTCGCTTCCGCGTACGCCTCTCGCACCAGCGCCACCGCCTGATCGGGCGTGGTCGGCGCGCCCTTCTCTTGCAGCAGCGCCTGCGAAAACCGCCGGACAGCATTGGCTTTCAGGGAGTAGTCGGGGTCCCTCGTTCGGATGTCGTTTTCCCAGTTCGTCACGGCCATGCGGACGGCTTCGAGCGCGCGGCCCTGGTCTTCCTGGGCGCGCGAAGTCGTCTGCTCGCGTAACCGTTCCTCGCTTTGATTGGCTCGGAAGCGGGTTCGCGTGACCTCTCGCGCGGTTTCCTCGGTGATGAGCCCTTCGTCCACCTGTCGCTGCATATCCGGCGCGAGGCGCAGACCAATGGCTTCCTGAGCGGCCTGCACGTAAGGCGTGACGCCGTTGAGGAAAGCCTGATAGTCGCCTCGCCGCAGCGCGGCACCCACCCCCAGCAGCATGTTCACGTCGTCGGGGGCAAGCTGGTGTTGGTGCAAATAGCCCTGAAGCTGACGGTGTTGCTCGATCTCGGGCGTCAACGCGCTCAGGGTGGTGCGGGCTTCATCCCGTTGGGCCAGTAGCTGTTCGAACCGCCGTCGTGTCTCCGGTCGTAGCTTGCGGAGTTCGTCGGCGGTCGGGTCAGCGGCTGGTGTCGGCGGTGTATCATCCGGTTTTGGGTCCCCGGTTTCTCCCGGGGCGGTCCCAGCCGTGTCTGGTGTCGGCCCTTGTCTCGCGGCGCCATCGGTTGGTAGCGCGGGCGTTTCCTGGGTCTTGACTACCGCTCGAACCGCCTCAAGCAGTCCTTGCCGGTCAGACAGTGGGGTGTCGCCTGACGAGGGCGCGTCTTTCGCGTCCGTGGTTTGGTCGCCTGACGAGGGCGTGGTTTCTGTCGTGGTTTCAGGCGCGGGGGACGAGTCCGCGAAGCCGGCGTCTGTGTCGGTCGTTAGAGTGTGGGTGTCGTCTTCCGCCACTTACACGATCCTGGCTGAAACCAGGATCGCTTATGGGCCGTGTTTTCCGTGGTTGTCCAGGGGCAAGACCAACAAACCCAACACGGAAACGCCCGCCGGGATGATCCGGCGGGCGTCATCGGGCGTAACCGAAGGAGCAAGCGTGTAGCTACAGGCTTGCCTGAACGCCACAAACGTTCAGACTGGTAGTGCCCGCCGGAAGCACCCGGCGGGTGTAAGCGAGGAGAATGTGATGGTCAGACATCGCAAACTCCTGCCTCGGATAATCGTGCGTATCACGATCACGGTCAAGATCGTGATGACGATAATCCGAAGGTAGGGCAAGGGCCAGCCCAGATTATCGGGCTGGCCCGGCCCTCGGCGGATCAGCCAGAGAATACGCGCAAAACCACCCAGACCCCCAACACGGCCCACATGAACAGGGCCGCGCGGATCACGGCGTCGGCATCCCCTGGGACGACGATCTCATGCGTGGCATGGCGCCGCCGGTCCCGGGACGATTGCCGTTACGACCGAACACCTGAAGCGGCGGGACACGCGGTCCCAGCGGGCCTTGGGTCCCGGGACCACCCGTCGCGTTGGTCATGCCCACGGGACCCTGGGCGTTCGGATCTTCGTCGGGCGCGCCCGGCCTTGGGGGTCCCTTGCCGGCGTTGTCGGGGGGACCCTCACCACCGGGACCGCCCGGGACGCCGGGCGGCTGGGACATGATCTGGTTCAGCGCCTCGATGGAGGGCACGCCCTCCGCGAAGGCATCGGTCAGGTCAATGTCGGAGCCCATGCGCTGGATGAGTTGCCGGGCCATCCACTCGGGCGAAATGCCCGGGATACGCTGCAAGATGGGCAATAGTTGCGTCATGTTCTGGATGTCCTGCTGCTTGTCGGGACCGTTGTCGGCGGTGGCTTCGACCTCCAGGTAGACATTCTTGGCGACGGTCTCGCGGTCGATCTCGGGCCACACGGCGCCGGGGCCGACGATTTCCTTGACGATCTGGGCGGACACGTTGAGCAACAGGAGCTCGCCCCCGGCGCGGGCCAAATCGGTGAGCAGGTCGTTCATGTCGTCGATGATCGAAGACGTGTCGGTGTGCTGGGCGAACTGGGCCACCGATACCTCGGTGGCGGTGGCGCCGGACGTGGTCCCCTGGTCGGCCTGATCGGAGCCCAGGACACGCAGAAGGTCCTCATAAGTGGGCGCCGTGTCGTAGACCGCCGGGTCAATCGGCGGCATCTTCAGCACCTGAAGCACGTCGTCAACCTTCTGTCCCGGCGCCAGCGCGTTGAGTTCCAGGAGCGCGTTCGCCGGGTGGGTCTTGAGTTTGTCCTTGTCCACTTCCTCCAGAATACCAGCCGCCACCACGGTCTTTGGGCGGTTAGCGCGGCGGTGTTCACGCAGTCCCTGCCGCGCGCGGTTGAGTTCAAGCTGCATGTCCCGGAGAAGATCAATGTCGGACTGCGGGAACAGCACGGTCTCGTCGTAACCCTCGTTCAGGACAAACGCGAACCAGGGATAGAACCTTTCGATCTCGGCGTCCGGCGGGCTCGGCTCCTGGAGAAAGTCCAGGTAACCGTCGCAGACGACGTAAACCAAACCATCCTTGCGATGATAGATCTCCCAGACGCAGGCGTCGCCGCCCGCCGTGTCGGTCTCGTCCCTGCCGCCGGCTTCGTAGTGCCGGACGGGCACGGTCTCGGTGGAGTTGCCGTCGCTGTCGTAAGCCGAGTAGCCCTTGCCCACGTCCACGCCGTAGACTTCCTGGATCTGATCGGGCGTCAGGATGTATTGCTGGGCCACCCAGTCGCTGCCCAGGAAGCCCCGCAGCGTGCGGCACTTCTTGTCCGGGATGATCGCCGTGCTGTCGGGGTAATCGAAACTCAGGCCCTCCCGGACGATCAACTGGCCCTCCTGTGTCAGGCCCTGGATGGCCAGTTTCAGGCTCTCGGCGTCGGCGCTGTCGTGTTCGATTTCACCGTCCGCGAGGTCCTGGGACAGCCTCTCGATGTTAGCGAGGCGCTCACTCATGTCGGCTATCCTGGCCTCGATGGCCGGCGACATTTTCATGGCGCGCTGAAAGCCCAGCTTCACGTAGCCGACCGAAGTAATGATCGACCGTCGCACGGTCATCTTCATCATGGACTTGAAGCTGTGGACCTGTTCTTCGACGTTGTAGTCATAGAGGATCTTCAGCGTCTTCGCGAGCCGGTCCATCAACTGGTCGTATTGCTTGACCTGGGCGGCGTCCTGGATCGTCATCATGATGTTGGGCGGCGGCGGCATACCCGTTTGCGCGGCGACCTGCATCGCCTGCTGGGCCTGTTGCAGCGCCTGCTCGGAGCCGTCCCAGGTCTGCGCCATGATCTTCTCGCGGCGCTTCGCGGTGATCGTCGGGTTGTTCGGGTAGAGTTCCGCCGTGCGCTTCAGGACGTGCCTGAGCGCGATGTTCGCCACGTAGCGTTCATCCCGCTCGCTGTCTCGGCGGCGTCGGCGGCGCCGTCTGGTTTCGGTCTCCCACTGGTCGCCGTTGACGAAGTTCATGTTGCTCCGCATCCGGTCAAAGCTGGGCTTCCAGTGGGTGCGCGCCTCGCGCACGCGGGACTGCCAGCGTTTGACCAGCGCCCGACGCGCTTCGGGCGGCTCGGGCGGGTCCCGGGAGATGAGTTTGGCGTTCGGGTTGGTGTCCTGGATCGGCGGCGTGAGCATGTCGGGACCGCCCTGGAAGGTCCCGGGACCGGGCATTCCCATTGGTCCCGGGGACGGCGGGGCGTCCATCATGCCGGCGCCGGGCAGGACCGGGGGTGGCGCCCCCATCATCCCGGGCATGGGCGCCATTCCAGGTCCCATGCCCGGGACCGGGGCGGGGGGTATACCAGGAGGGCCTGGGTTAGGGGGGAAACCGCTCCCGGACATCGCTCACCACCCTCCCGCGCCGAAGCCCTGACGCACGGACCGCTCGGCCAGATCCCGTTCATTTTTCAGCCAGCCGAACGTGCCCTCGGCGTTGTCGTCGGTCTTCGTCCGCGTGCGGCCCGCGCCGATCTGAAGCGTGAGCCCCAGGCCGACGTAGGACAGGGTGTCCACGAAATCGTCGTGCGCGTCATAGGGGAACTTCAGCATCTGATCCCGCGCCGCCGGCCACCAGGGCGCCCGTTCGGGAAAACGCACCTTGCCCATGCTCATGCGGCCCTGGATGGACTGCGCGCGGGTCTGCTTGTCGGCTATCGGCTGCATCTCGATGATCGAACAGAACGTCTTGGTCTCCAGCATCCGCTTGCGCAGGAACGGCCCGATGCTCTTGGAGATCATGCTGCGTTCCGCCCACCAAAAGACAGGCTTGTGGGCGCGCATCATGCGCAGCATGGCCTCGACGGCTTGTTCAGCCGTCATCTGCCGCCACAGCAGGTCCGCCAGGATCCAGATATTATCATCCTCGTCCACGCCGACGCACATCAGGCAGGTCTTGTCGCTGTCCTGCTTCATGCTGACGGCGTGATCGCTCGCCGCGTAGACCCTGAGACTGGTGGGCAGTTCGGCTGGGCGATAGGTCTGTATCCATTTACTGCTGAAGAAGGTGCCGCCCGCCGGGCTGGGCCTGCCCTGGTAGAGTGCGCTGAAGCCACGAGCATCACGCCTTTGCAAACCCAGGAGGAAGTTCCGGCCAAAGCGGCCCGGCCATAACGGATCGCCCTCGGCGCGCTTCAGCGGGTCCTTGTGCTGGTCCACGGCCAGCGCCGGCATGTCGATGATATGCCACTCGGCGGCTTCTTAGGGGTCGTAGTAGCTGTTCGTCGGGTCGGTGAGGCGCCCGACAAGATCATCCTGGTGCCAGCGCGTCTGGATCAACAGGATGCGCCCGGTCTCGTCCATCAAACGTGAGGCGATGACCTGGGTGAACCACGTCCAGAGCGTGTCCCGGATCGTCGGGCTGTCCGCTTCGTGGCGATCTTTGAGCGGGTCGTCGATGATCAGCACGTCGCCGCCGCGTCCCGTCGTGGTCCCGCCTCGCCCCACGAAGGCCATGATGCCCCCCTGACGGGTCTGAAGCCGATCAGACGCGAGGCTGTCCTGCTTCAGGACCACGTCGGGGAACACCTGGGCGAAGGCCGGCGTCAGCATCGTGTCCCGGACCGCGCGGCCTATGTCCTGGCCGAACTTCTCGTTGTAGGTGCCAAATATCAGTGACTTCGCCGGGTTCCTGCCCACGAACCACGCCGGGAACTTCTTGCTCGCCAGTTCAGTCTTACCATGACGCGGCGGCAGGCTGATGATCAGTCGTTTTATCGTGCCTTTCTCCAGTTCCTCCAGGCCCACGCACATGATCCTGTGGAACCTCTGGGCATCGTAACGGCTGAAATCCGGGTCCGAAGTGTAACCCGGGACCGGCATCATCAGGCGGGTGAACGCCAGGAGATCGTCGCGCGCGTCTTTGACGGCGATCAGCCGCTTGAGGACCATCTCATAG